TCAGCCTTCCGCAAAGCCTACGAGCGCACCGGCCTGCATACGCCAGGGCAGATGACCCACATACTCCGCCACACCTTCGCCAGCCACTACATGATGCAGGGCGGGAATATCGTCACCCTGCAGCGCATCCTGGGCCACGGCGACATCAAGATGACCATGCGCTATTCGCACCTCGCTCCTGATCACTTCGCGACTGCCCTGACCCATTCGCCGCTGGCTCTAATTACGAACCGAGACTAAATAGCCACCATTAAAATGGCTATTTGCCATTCCTTTGCTACACCTAAAACACCACAACCATTCACAGGGATGTAGCTATGAAAATCAGCGGCTATTTAGCTCTCACTCTCCCTCTATTTCTAAACGCCTGCGCTAACGCACCTGACGTACCCACCCCTGTTGTTGACGCCGTCATGGCAGTAGGTGGAGAGCAAGCTCCGCAGGATGATGATCAGTTCCGTCAGCTATTCGAGGCGAAGCTGAATCAAGCTCTTGAGTTCTGCACCCCCATCCTTTCTGGAATGGAAGCAGAGTCAGAGGATGGCGCTAGAAAAGCGTTCTGGCTCTCGATGGGCGGCCTTGTTGCCGGGTCTGTTCTTGCGCCAGGACTTACTGCTGCGAATGCATCCGCAAATGCGGGATGGATCGGCGCTCTAAGTGGTTTCGGCGGGGCGGCTGGATTCGCTGGCAAAAATTACGAATCACTAGGCCTCAATGGGAAAGGCCAAGCTACACAACGTAATGACATCGTGGAAAGATTCCGAGCCCACATTACAACAGCCCTGAATATTCAGGAGGCGAAGCAAACGCGCCTAAATGCACTGTACGGTGCAAAAATTGAGTGCGTCATGTACAAGGCGTTCACACCCCAGCTATCCGCAGAAGAGTAGCGCTCGCGCATTTGCAGGGACAAGAAAGGGACAGTTAGGGGACACCGGCCCAAATAAAAAGGGGCTAGCTTGCGCTAACCCCTTGAAATTTATGGTGGCTACACCGGGACTTGAACCTGGGACATCAGCATTATGAATCCACTACGAACCGCCCCGCTGAGCCAGAAAGCCCCATAAGCTGAACCTTTCAGCCCTTCCCCAAGCTGGCTAGGCCAGTCTTTTCCAGAGAATGTTGGCATTGTAGTCACTAGTGCTCTTCAACATAGCGCACCTATTCAATGCCCCCCAATCTAGACATTCATTTTTTACCCTTATCAAGTGCTACATCAATTCTTCTGACGCCCTCCACAACGGTATCAGCTGTAGAATTGAGAACCTCTTCCACGAAAACAGGAAGAGCCTCTCTAAGCTTATCTTTAACTACAAAGCTATCTTTAAAGCCTTTATAGTCTACAGCCTTCACCATTTTCAAAATAGGCAAAACGCTATGAAGTGAGTGCAATGGTATAGATGGATTATCAGGTTCAATAACCGAATAATATTTATCAAGAAACTCAAAGACGCTGAGATTCTCGTTCGACTCTGAATATTTCATCAATGCATAACTAAGAAGATCAAGATGATACGTAGATCGCCTAAAGATAACATCAAGCAGCTCACTCACACTTACCATACCATCCTTGATAACTGAAGCACTTTCTGTCCCTTGTTTCTTTTCCGCAAGAGCATCCAACATAGCCCGACTTGCTTTACTCATGTCTTTGACATGATCTTGCATGCCTTTAGCTATATCTATAGAGCTCCTCATATTGGTATCTAGATCATCCAACCTACTGGCAATGCTAGATATCTTTTCCAGCTGCTTTGAAATTGAACTACTACTACTAGACAATTCTGGAATGTACTTCCTTAAATCCTCGGCTTGTTCTTTCAACATTCCAGATGTTTTTGCACCCGACTCGCTCTGTATAAATCCATAAATAATAGCTATTACCGCCAACAATATAGAGGCGATTGCAGCTGCAAAAGATATAAAATTAACCACCTCCTGCCATCCAACAAATGTATAGCTTACAGAGATTAACCAGTACTCAGCCATCATAAGCACTGCAACTGCAAACAACCACTCGCGCCTTGAGAACTCTTTTCCACTCATACTTCCTCCCCCCTCACCATCAACCTTCAAGCTTGGCTTACCAGAAGATTCCTTATTTATAAATTTCTGCATTAACTCTTTTATTTGCCTGTTTATTTTCGACCACACGCTCCCCATCCCAATATGCCCTCTGACTCCACTCAACCCCAAACCGCTTCATAGCTCTTGCCCGGAAATTGGAGCAATCCATCTGAGTCCATTTCATGTCATGCGGATTGCAAGAAGGATGCTGAATAAAAACGCTATTGAATGTTCTGATATATGTCGCCCAATCGACCGGGGGCATTCCTTTCGGATGCACGTAATACGCCGAAGATTCTCCATTCTTTGGCTGTACGTTTGTTCTTTGTGGGACTGACGTTTCTGGAGTTGCGGTGACTTTAGGCTGCTCCCTTGCTGGCTCAGTGCTCCAGCTTTTGGGCTCAGCCTTGCCATTCACTACGAAGGCTTCCTTCAATTTATGAAGGTCTATCGTCACTCCCCATCCCGTTGAATAGAGGTACATCATCCCGCTTGAGAGCAAAGCTGAAACGGCTATTGCTGCCGCATACGGTCGCCACCTTGCATGGCTGACTTTTCTTTGCGGCCGATCGTGGATATCTACCTTCACTCCCCCTCCTTGGCATCTCTTCGGGCGTACCAGCGCCTAGCTACTTCCTGTGTGATCGCTATCCCGCGTTTGGATTGGCCAAGTTTCGGTTGGCTTCGTCGAATTCGGGGCTGGTCTGGCCTATCTCCGGCGCGATCTCGCCGCTGACCAGCCATAGCGAATACTGAGGAAATACCTTCACGACGGCATCTATCTCGGCGTCAGACAGTCGTGCCTTACCGCTACGGATGTTTCCCCACCGGTATCGGTCGATGCCGGTCTCCTTCTCAAACCAGACGCTCGTCCGCTTACTGTCGAAAAGGCTTATAAGCCGATCTCTTATCATTCCTAAAAATTCTACTTAGTAGCTTGTACTTAGTAGGAAAGCGCCCGACAATGGGGCCACCTAGTAAATATTACTTAGTTAGTCTGTCAGGCAATTATAGGACATTCGCATGGAACAGTCTGGTGTAGTGGGGCTTTCGATTTCGGGGGACGCCCAACGCGTAACGGATTTCCGCGACGCACCGTTCTGCACGAAATACGTGCTGGCTCAGCTCCTGGGCACAGAGCAAATCAGCGAAGACGTGGTGCGCGGCTGGATCGAAAGCCACACCGTCCCGACCGTGAAAATCGGCCGTCACCGCGTCATCAACCTGCACCGCATCCGCCGCGACCTCGACCGAGGCAAAACCATCTTCTGCGCGGGGGATTACAGCGATGACTGATCAGCTGAAGCCCTTCCTGTACTCCCTCCTGCACATGCTCGTTGACTACCGCATGCAGCCCCGTGATCTGCGCGGCCAGTTCCATGACTGGGCCAAGTGGGGCCGTATTTCTGGCCGGATTGACCTTGCCTATGAGTTCGGTTTGATCACCCGTGATCAGTGCGCTGATCTTCATCGGCTCCTTACCAGCGCATCTGACTGCCTTGGGAATCCCTTCCCGCACCGGGCCAATGGTGGGCCTGTAATGCCTATTTCTGTTGAGTTTTGTCGGCGGCGCCCGGTGCTAAAGCCCCAAGCGCAGGACTCGGCCAATGAAAAGCCTGAGCCAGTACCTGCGCCAACCTCACGCCGACAACTGCGACTGCTCTGTGTGCTGGTCAAAACGAAGCTGGGAACCGCCCAAGCCGGTTGCCTGCCGATCCACACCCTGCACCGAGTGCCGCCCCGCGCGATGGTCCGTGGTCAATGGTCGAACCCACGTTACGCCGGCTTATACCTGCGAGAAACACACGCCACCGAGCCGACCGCCGAGGTACTGGAGCGTTGTGCACGACACCGGCAAACCTACGCCCTTCGTGCCCCTGCGCGAACCGTTCGAACTGGTGGGGTGATCGCATGATTTGCTTCTACATCTTTCTGGCCTGCGGTCTGGCCGTTCTTTTTCTGATTGACGTTGATGATCGCTCACAAGAAAGCGCTTCTGAGCAATCGCCTCCGGCGTCCGTGACTGGCCACCCCGGTCTCCCTGACCTAACAGCGCAATCACCGCCAGTCGCGGGCGACGGTGGCGAAACGGGATGACAAGGGCGCGGCCCTTGGTGTTAACGAACTAACAGGCTGCACAAGCGGCAACTGAAACCCCGGCAAGTCGAGAAGCACCCTCGGGCGAAAACGAAAGTTTGCCCGTGCGGGATCGCTCGGCCTGCTGAAAGGCAAACCCGCGCAATAAGGCGCAACCAAGCGAGGAAACACAAATGGCACGTTCGACTATGGAAGTTGCATTCCTAGGCACTCAGAAGCTGGCGTTTAACCAGAATGGCCAGGATGTACGCGTTTACAAAGTGTTCTACGGCGACGAACCGGACGGTGTTACCGAAAACGGCCTGTCCATTGTGAGCATGGACGTTCCCGCTGATGTTGGTGAGGAGGTCTTTGCTTCGGGGGCTCAATTTGCCCCACTCGAAATGGTCCGTATCACCTTCGATGTGGCCCGCGCTGGTAAGCAGAAGGGCAACAACCTTTGCGTCCACCTGGAGTCGGTCAAGCCGGCTTCCGGTCACGTTCCCAAGCCCGCTGCCCAACCCGGCCAGCAACAGCCCAAGTCGGCTGAAGCGCCCAAGGCCTAACCCCAGGCCATCGCCATGCTGATTCACGGCCGCGTCCTCTGTGACCTGTGCTTGGCCAACATGGGCCAAGTCTATGGCCAGCCTGCTGACTCCAGCGGCTGGGCGTCTGACTTCGGCATGGCGCCTGACTACGCCGTCTGCCCTGACTGCAAAGCCCTGGCTGAGCAAGAAGAAGACGGCGCAGCGCTCACGGACACAACGCAATAGGTGCCGGTATGGGATCGCTCGAAAGCTACCTCGCCAACGTCACCCTGGGTGATCTGTGGGCCCTGCAATTCCTTCAAGGGATGGTCTATCTGGCCGCCCTTGGCCTCATTCACGGGCACCAGAGGTAACGGGAAATGGCATTCACCTGGGGGCAATACCTCGTTATCGCTGGGCTCTTCATCGGCTCTCTCGGGCTCGGCGTCGCCTGGGGTGCTTTCCGGCTCGGCTGGAAAGAAATGATTGACGCATCAACCAACTGAGGAAACTCACCATGAAACAAACCCAACTCGCCGTGGCCGTCCGCCACGCCCACTCCAGCGAAGACACCCGTGTCGGTAAAGCACGGGGCGCCAAGCCGGTTGCCATGCTCACCGTGATTGCTGGCGGCATGACCGCTGGTGCGGCCAATGCGGCCATCACTGTTCCACCGGAACTCCTCGAGGTCTTCACCGATCTGGCCACCGCCTTCGGCACCCTGGTGGCTGCTGGTGCGGTGCTGTTCGGTGTCATCCGCGGCACCCTGGCGCTGTTCAAACTGGCCCGCAGCGTCTTCGGCGCCGCTGGTGCTTAACCGCTGAGGAGGCTGATAGATGCGCGCGGCTATCAGCCTTCGCCTGCTGCTTGCCCTCGCCCTTATGGGGTGGGGGCATTCCGTTTTTGCGTCAACAATCACCTACTGGACCGGGAGCAACTTGTCTCGACATGCATCTGGGTCCGCCGCCTGTAAGTCTTATAACTCCACTGCCATTTTTATTCAGGAAACCACTACTGTCGGCCGATGTGAGCTTCCTGGCGCTATGTTCATTGCTCAGGTCAATCGCGCTACGCTGCCTTGCCCAAATGGCGATAACGGCTCTTTCCAGTGCAATGCTTCCTGCGATCCACCCAAGCAAGTGGTCGATGGCAAGTGCATCACCCCTGAGCCCGAGCCCGACTGCTCCACCCACCTCGATCAAATGAAGTTTGCCGCTGTCGACTGCGCGGCCTCTCCTTCCGGTGTTTACGCCACACCATCGGCTGTTTCCATCGGCGGCGCCGAGTACGTATCGGCTCCCCAGCTCGGGGTAAACCAGCGCGTCAAAAAGAACCTCGACGGTTCCGGCACCGGCATCTGTGTTGCGCGCTATCAAGGCACCGGCAAATGCCAAGCCCCCGCTGAGGGTACGCCGGGCGTACCAGATGGCGCCTATGCCGATGCCACTCCCGAGGGCAATCAACCGCCCTGCTTCAACTTCGGCGGCAGTGAACTGTGTCTCTCCCCTGATAGCGCCGGATGCGATGTCTACAAGGGCAATCCCTGGTGCTACCAGACCGGCGACACCTGCGGCGAAGTTGGCATTGGCGGCAGTAAGGAGTTTGTTTGCTTTCCGAACACCTCCCGCCAATGCACCTACGTCAACGGCAAGATGGAGTGCATCTCCACTGGTAATCCTCCAGGCAGCAGCCCGCCCTCGGTCATCCCGGGCAACTCCTCCGACCACCCATACAACGGTGGCAACGCTGACGGTAACGACAAAAACGACCCCAAGGCCCCTGGCGCGGCAGACGACACCAAGTACGTAGGGGGCGGTGGCCCGCCTACCGATATGCGCGAAACCAATGAGGCCATCGCCTCCGTGGGCGACAAGGTCGAAGAGTCCAAAGGCATCCTGCAGGACATCCTCGACCTGCTCAACGGCGACGGCTCAGACGATTCCGGTGACCCTGACGGCTCCCCTGCAGATGCCGAAGCCGAGGGTGCGGCACTCGGCAACACCATAGCCGACTCGCTCACCGCCCAGATGCAAACGGTCGATGAAGAGCGCAACGAAGAAGTCGAAACCGTCCTCGATCAACTGCCCAACCAAGTCGGGCAATGGTTTGGTGCTGATGGCTCCGCTGTGGGGCTCGACTTCATGCACAGCATCTTGCCTTCGCCGGTCGCCTGCGCGGACTACATCGTCCCTCTGACCCTGGCCGGCTACACCGCCAACCTACGCCTGCCGGTCTGCGCGCTGATTCCCTACAAACCGATTCTTGAATGGGTCATCTGGTGCCTCACCGCTATCGGTGCCTGGCGCATCGGCTACGCCGCCCTCCGTCAAGAAGACGCCCGCCACAGAACCTAAAGGGAGCACCTAAGCCATGGGCTGGTTACTCAACTTCTTCAAAAAGCTCTTTCCCAACGCCTTCGCCTGGCTGGCCAAGTTCCTGCTGGGCTTCATCATGCCCATCCTCGGCCCCGTCCTGCAGGCTGCTGCCGCCCTGCTGCGCAAGGTCGGCATCTTCCTGCTGATCCTCGCCGCCATCGGTTCGGCCATTGCCGTGCTGGCTACAGGCATCGACTACGTCGTGTCCCGCCTCGCCTCATTCGCCGCGCCTGATCTGGTCATCGTCGGGCGCATGTTCCTGCCGGACAACCTCTCCTTCTGCATCTCCCTGCTGGTCTTCCTCAAGCTCAAGTCCCTGGCGTTCTACTGGGTCACAAAGCTTTCCGAAAAACTCATTCACACCTGAGTTCAGCCATGGCCGTCTATATCGTCACCGGCAAGCTCGGAGCCGGAAAAACCCTGCTCTGCGTCATGCGCATCCTGGCCTACCTCAAGCAAGGTCGCCGGGTGGCGGTCAACGTCGACGTGAAAATGGGCAAGCTGTGCAAGCGCGGCAACAAACACTCGCGCCTGGTCCGCCTGCCTGATCTGCCAACCGCCGATGATCTGGTTGGCCTCGGTGTTGGCTGCGATATCTACGACGAAGAACAGTTCGGCGGCATCTTCCTGGATGAAGCCGGCGTCTGGCTCAACTCCCGCGACTGGAACAGCGGCGGGCGTACCGACCTGCTCAAATTCTTCCTGTTCCTGCGCAAACGCCGTTGGGACCTCTGGCTATGCGTCCAGAACGTCAGCGTCATCGACAAGCAGATCCGCGAGTCCATCGCTGAACACGTCGTCTACATCAACCGCCTCGACCGCATAAAGCTGCCGTTCCCGATTGGCCCGCTGCTACGGCTGCTCTCCCTCGGCTTCTTCAAAGGCCGCCTGCCGAAAATGCATCAGGCCATCGTCAAGTACGGCGCCAAGTTCAACTCGCCCAAGGTCGATGACTGGTTCTATCGCGGCGAAGAGTTCTACAGCTTCTACGACACCACCCAGGAATACGACAAGGAATACGACAAAGGCTCGTATTCCATGCTGCCGCCCGGCTACTGGTACCGCCCACTGCCCGCCGCCAAGCGCGATATGGGGTTCTTCATGCGCACCACGAAAATCTTCTTCCGCCGCGTTCGCGTCATCAACGCCTTCTTCATTGGCGCCCTGGCCGCTGCCGCCATCTGCGTGCCCGTCTTCGCAGGCATCGCCATCACCCGCAGCCATCCCAGCGAGCCCACTGCCGCTAGCGCAAGCCCCACGCAACAGCCCGCCACGGGCCAACCTCTCGAAAGCGAATTCGCTGACTACCGCATTGCCACCTACGGCCAGTTGGGTGGGGAGAGCTTCTACGTGTTCGTCGATAGCACTGGCCGCCGCATAAAGTCCGACGACCTCCTATCCCGCGATGTGCTCGTTCGTGATCGCGGCCCCCGTGAAGCCCTGCTGGTCCGGGGCGACGACTACCTTTCCCTCTACAGGTGATCCGTCATGTTTCTTCATGCCTTCCGCAAAGTCGCCTTCTTCCTGTTCTGCGCCTGGGTGTATTGCCTTCCCCTGCAGGTTATCTATCTCGCACTTTTCTCTTCATGCTCAGCGCATGCAGCTGAACGCATCGAACTGTATGACGCCACCCTACAAGACTTCGTGGAATGGTCATCGCAGATGCTCAACAAATCCGTGGTCGTCGGCTCGGATATCCGCAATGCCCCCATCAGCATCTTTGCCAACTACCGCGATAACGACGAACTCGAAGCCCTGATCGCTAACGCCGTCACCTCGTCCGGTTTTCACTTCGCTGCACGTGGCAACACCCTGCTGATCAGCGCGCAGCCCATCCCTGAACCGCTCGACCTGAAAACCAAGGTGTTCCAGCTCCAGCACCTGCAATCCGATTTCGCCTACCAGTCGATTCTCGACGTGCTCCGATCACAGCAGGGCCAAAACCAGCAGTCCGGCCCATCCCTGATGGCGACCCCTTCGCCGACTTCAAACGCCGTGATTGTAACCGCCACAGAATCACAGCTCGAAACCATCGCCAGCGTCCTGGCTGAAATCGACAAGCCACGTCGCCAAGTCGTCATCACCGCCGTGGTGGCTGAGCTGGCCGACAACGACTTCGAAGCCCTCGGCCTCAATGTGGGTGCCAAAAACGAACGAACCGACCTGGGCGGGATCAGCCTGCGCGGCGCCGACAAATCCGACCTCGGCTTCAGCCTCACCTTCAACGGGCCAACCCTGTCGGCCTTCCTGCAGGCCGTCAAAGTTACCGGCAACAACCGCATCCTCTCAACGCCCCAACTGCTTACCCTCAACCGGGAAGCCGCCTCCATCGTCGTCGGCCAGAACGTCCCCTTCATCACCGGTCAAACCACCAGTGGCTCGACACCGGCCTCTGATCCCTTTCAAACCATCGTCCGCCAGGATGTGGGCGTCTCACTCGATGTAACGCCCTTCATCACCCCATCAGGGGCCATCGAACTCAGCGTTAACCAATCCGCCTCGACCGTCTCTGATGATCGCAGTGCCGCCGACATCATCACCAACACCCGTCGCATCACCACCAAGGTGCAGTTACCCGATGGAGGGGGTGTGCTCCTGGGTGGCCTCCGATCGGAGCAAACGGACGAATCCGTCTCTCGGGTGCCCTTCCTCGCGGATATCCCGCTGATTGGTCCCGTCTTCCGCTCGACCTCTGTCCGCACCCGTGGAACCAACCTCGTTGTCTTGCTCACCGCAGCCATACACACCGAGGAAAGAGGGGTAGCCGTGCCTGATGCAGTAAGTCCGCTGGTTCCGCAGGCGGTCGAGCAGGCGCGCGGGCACTTCGGCGCAGCCGGTGGGACCGCGCGCCTAGCCGACCGCTAGGCGCGCTGACGTCCCTGTAGCACGTCAGATAAACAGATTTAAGTAACCACGTTGCACCATAGAGATACAGAGAATGAGCGCACCAAAGGACTACTACCGCATTGATATCGAAACCGGAAAAGAGAACCCGAAAAGTCGTCTGTTCTGTGATCCTCGGGCGGGTGGTTTCGTGGATCTGTCCAACGTCCGAATTCTGGCCTGTAGCGTCGATACCGTCCGCCAGTTGTATCGCGGTCTGATCCGTCCGGAAATCATGTGCCTATTCGACAAGCCAGGGACCATCGTCGATTTCGCTGGCCAGCGTTGGCACTCCGGTCGCGTCAGCAAGGATTCCGGCTACCAGTACAAGCTCCAGAATGCAGACCTGGGCATCATCCTGTTGGTGAAGAACTTCAACGCCAAAATCGAGAACATTGGCCCACACCTGAAAATCGAAGTGTCTCCGCATGCCATCGATCAGTTCTGCCCCGAGCGCCTGCAGGAACGTCTTGACTACTACGCCAGCCACGTCCTGACCAACATTGAGCGCAACCAATGCGCCGTCCACCTCGCTCTAGACCTGCAGGGATGGCAACCGCCCGCTGATCTGGTTGCCCGTATGCACTGCCGCGCACGTGCTGCC